TTTGGCTTATCGTTTTGTGGTTAATTTTTAGATAAAAAAGAGAAGCTTTTTGAAAAAGGCTTCTCTAAAGAAATAGGTGATATTGGTAAAGAAAGGAGTTTTATAGTACATGCTATGCAACGTTACAAAAAATGTGAAACGTTTTTGACACATAAAGCGACAGATTGAGGCGATGTTATGCAGTTTATTTTTGAAGCAGAACAGATACGAAAATTTAAGTATTGTCCATTTTGTAAAGGTGACATTTTAGATGTATATGATGGTGATTTTTCTGGTCATATCACTTGTGCTGATTGTGATGAAGATTTAGATTTTCTTATCCTAGAGGAAATGTTAAAACGTTATCCAAAATGGATTGAGAAACAAAATAGTTAATGCACTCTACGAATCGATAGTGCCATATAAGGAGGATCAAAATGAACAAAAGATTAAAAAAGAAAATCAATGATAGAGAAAAAAAGAAAAAAGCAGTGTATTTTTTACAAAATACAATTGGTCATTACAAGTTATATATAAGTAAGAAATATTGGAATAAAGGTGATAAAGATAAAGGGTGCATTTTAAAAGAGAATGGGGATTACCTTTCAGCTAGTTATATTAATGAGCTAGGTTTTCAATATATCGCAGTTGTTTCTAATTGCCACAATGGAAACTTAGTAATTATGAAAAGTTGGAACAACAAGAATCATTTAGTGAAATTTAGTTAAATCATGCAGTATTTAGTCGTTTTTCATAAAACAAATAGAAAACTAATCGCTACATTTAAGCTTAATACAATCATTACTGAAATGGAGGTATTATCTATGCCAGACGTTGGTTATCTACTTACTTGCAAAAAGGACATCTTATATACGGCACCAAATGGAGAAGTATTTGTGAAAGAAGATTAATAAGTGAACTCCTAAAAAGGAGGTAATAAATTTGGAACAATTAGCATTTTTTGAAGCAATTGATGAGAAAAAAGTTAGAAAAGCAGTCGTAAAGCAACTAAAGCAATATAAAGCCTTAAGAGTTGCAGTTCAAAATAAAGATGAGCAGACTTCTGAAGGAAAGATTAATCTATTCCCAATGATCGTAGACAAAGAAATTGAGAAGAGATTAAAAGTAAAACAAGTGGAACGTGCACTTGAATATGCTTTAGATGAAATCGAACGAGAGATTATTAAATATAAGTATTTGGCTCCAAATCGAATTAAAGATATCAATCTATACATGGATTTAGGGTTAACTAAAGACCAATACTACGAACATAAAAGACAAGCAATCTTTTCACTTGCTACAGCACTCAACATTGTTTGAGTGCTTTTTTCTTCGACAAAAAACCGACAAAACACTGGATAAAATTAGGGACAAAAACAGGGATAAAACAAGGGAAGTTTGAAAAACGAATAAGCCTTAAACTTTTCTTATCAGCTAATTTAGTTGATGGGAGAAGCATAAACTCCTATATCAATTATGTAACTCGATCATGCTGTGGGTTGAAATATACCTTAGACGCTAGTCGTCAAGAGCGTGGTGTGAGGATGGGTTAAATGCCCGTTTTTTATTCTTTGTAAACTAGATCCATCTTTGATGATTCCCCAATCCTCCATTATTTTGGATGGGTCTAGTTTAGAGGGAATAAACCTTCTTTTGTCGAATAATAGGACTAAAGGAGGTGATAACCATGTTTTTTGACGTATATTTTAAAAGTGTAAATGGGCAAGAGATAAGAGTCGATAAAGTTGAGAGGGAAACTATGGATGAACTTTCAACTGAGATAACACACAGTAATATAAACTGGTTCGGAAGCGAATCACAAAAAGTAAACTTAAATAACGTTATCGAATTTAGACTTATTGAAGTTGACAAAGATGGATTTGCAATTGATAGACCAGACTTTCAAATACTTTAATTTGTTTTAGGTTACATAATAATAAAGGGTTTTAAGACTTAGCTTATTGCTAAGTCTTTTTATTTTATCTTAGGAGTTGTTATTGTGTTGGAGTATAAAACAAAACAACAGAAGCGTAAGTTCTATGACGGTGTTGCATGGAAACAACTAAGAGTAGAAGTAAAGAAGCGTGACAATCATGAATGTCAGGAATGTAAGAGACAAGGGAAAGTATCCATTGATACGAATGAATACAGTGAGCGTGCTAGACGTAAGAAGATACAGCTGGTAGTCCATCACATTAAAGAGCTTGAACATCATCCTGAGTTAGCATTGGATATGCATAACCTAGAGACTATCTGTGTTGATTGTCATAACAAAGAACATGGTCGAGACTTTAGTAAAAGAGTTAACAAGTGGGCTCATGATGAGAGGTGGTAATAGTATGTGGAAAGAAATGATTGCAGGGCAACTGAACAGATTACTATTACATTACATTCTATGTTATAAAACACCTTCAGAACGAAACGAATTAAATAAAACATATTATAGGGAATTTATAAGGAATTTGTAGACTACCCCCCGGGTCAAAAAGTTTGTCTTTTTCGTGGGCCCGGGGCACCGGTAAGGGGGAGTCTTTCGTCTAAAAAAATATAAAAAACTGCCGTTATAATAGGGGGTTAAAAAAGAGAGGGGGGTGTTTTTGTGGGTGGAGCAGTAAAAGTATCAGATTTGGAAAAACAATTAATGTTAAGAATAGATGAAAATGATTTAATGGAAGTCGATAAAGTTAAGCGGTATATCGCGATTATTAGGCAAATCAGAAAGCTTCAAACTGCTATTAATAAAGATGGCGTGATCATGACGACCATTAATGCAAATCAGGAATTTGCTAAATCAAATCCAGCAATAAATGAATTAAATAAGCTCACAAAAACATTAATTTCTCTGGAAAATTCAATCAAATTTGGTTCAATTGATTTGCCGAAAGTAAAAGATGATAAGGATAATGACGAACCAGAAGTCAGTGATTTATATTGATTCGCCAAAAATATGTAGATGCATATATGAATTCATGGCGTAAAGGTACTGTCGTTTTTAATCAGGAACGTATTGAACTAATGAAACAACTAGAAACAGAGGTTCTAATTCGTGACGATATATATTTTGATGAAGAACAAATTGAGAAATGTATAAGTTTTATTGAAAAGTGGTATTTCAAGTTGGAGCCTTTTCAAAAATTTATCATTGCGTTCATATTCCTTAAATATAAAGTTCGTGACAAGTTATTTTACAAAGATATCGTTATTGTTATAGCTCGTGGTAATGGAAAGAACGGTTTAATTTCTGGACTTGCAGATTATTTCATTAGTCCTGGTCATGGTATAGAAGGATACAACGTTGATGTTGTAGCGAATAGTGAAGACCAAGCCGAAACGTCAGTAAAAGAAGTTTATAACATGAAAGAGAAAAACAAGAATTTCATGAAAAAATTCTTCTCGTGGACTAAGACGAAAATTACAGGTAAGTTATCACTTGCTGAATTTAAATTTCGAACATCCAATGCTGACACAAAAGACGGTGGTCGCCCTGGTTGTTTAATTTTTGATGAGTGGCACATTTATGAGGATACAAAATTAATTAATACCCTTAGTTCAGGTTTAGGGAAAGTAAAACATAGAAGAAGGATTTATATTTCCACCAACGGTCATGTACGTGGTGGTTTTTTTGATAAATTTATTGAACAATGTTTGGACGTTTTAAAAGGTGGTAGTAAACGTAAAAACCGTTTTGTATTTATATGCAAAATGGATAACAAGGAAGAAGTTGATAAGCCAGAACTTTGGGAAAAGGCTAATCCTATGTTTAGCCAACCAAGAAGTCCTTATGCCGAAGAATTGTTTGATACGATTATGGATGAGTATCTTGATTTAGAAGATGATCCATCGGGACGACCTGAGTTCATGGCAAAAAGAATGAATCTTCCTCAAGAGGACAATACAGTTAGAGTTGCTTCGTGGGAAGATATTCAAGCTACCAAACGCCCAATCCCATATAACGTTTTAAAAGGTAAGGTCTGTATTGGCGCAATTGATTTTTCTTTCGTTAAAGATTTCACTGCATGTGGAGTCCTCTTTAAACATGGTGATGATTATATTTGGGATAGCCACCAATTTGCAAGACGAGATTTTATTAAAGAAGCTAAGTTAAAACCTCCGATTGAGGAATGGGAAAAACAAGGTCACTTAACTCTGCTTGATGGACCAGTGATAAATATCGAACATATGGTTAATTATTTCTGTGAAATGAGAGAGAAATACGGATTAAACACTATTATTGGTGATACATTCCGTCTAGATATTGTAAAACAGGCATTGGAAGAGGCGGGATTTCATGTGTTATACATTCAGAATCCGCATGCAATATATGCGAAACTTGCTCCAAGAATTGAAATGCTCTTTGCTCAAAAACGAATTGTTTTTGGTGACAATCCATTAATGAGATGGAATACAAACAACATTGTTGTAAAGGTCAAGAATGATGGAAATAAAGATTTCTTGAAAAAAGATGAAGTTCGAAGAAAAACAGACGGATTTACAGCGTTTGTTTATGCATTATGGCAAGCCGATAGCATACTTGAAGACGAAATAAACATTGATGACTCTTTAGATATGTTAGATGCATTGAACTTTTAGGGAGGGGGTGAAAATGTAAATGGGATTTTTGGATTCAATATTAAGGCGAAATAGCGAACTTGAAAGTTTGTTTGATTTAGATTTAAGCTATGACACTACACAACGTGGCTATCTAAAGAGATTAGCTTTAGAAACTTGTGTGAATTTTATTGGAAGGACAATTGCACAATCTGATTTTCGCTATATGAGTAATGGTAAACGACAATTGAATGACTGGCACTATCTTTTAAATGTCAGACCTAATACTGATCAATCAGCTGCAGACTTTTGGCAAAGGTTTATATTTGAATTAATAAATGAAAATGAAGTATTAGTTATCTTAACTGATAACAACGATCTATTAATTGCCGACAGTTTTACGCGTACCGAATATGCAGTTTATCCGGATGTTTTTAAAGATGTAACAGTTAAAGATTACACCTTTCAAAGAACCTTTCAAATGAACGAAGTTATTTATCTTACTTATAACAACGAAAAGCTCACTCAGTTCATGGAAGGAATGTTTAAAGATTATGCTGATTTGTTTAGCAGAATGATTGAGATTAATCTCCGGAATAATCAAATTCGAGGAACGGTTAGTATTGAAACGAATCAATCATTTGGTGAAGATAATCAAAATAAGTTACAAAAATTTATTGATAAAATATTTAATTCATTTCGCCAGAATACTATTGCCCTTGTACCTATGTTGAAAGGTTTTCAATATAATGAGGTTGCAAAAGGTGATGGGAATGGTCAATCAATTGAAGAACTTACAAAACTTAAACGTTCACTGATAGACGATGTGGCCAACATACTAGGTATTCCTAAAGCTTTAATTCATGGTGAACTAGCTGATTATGAAACTAGTATAAAAGCATTTGTGAAATTTTGCATTGGACCACTTGTTAAAAAAATCGGTGACGAATTAAATACTAAACTAATTGAAAAAAATGATTACTTGTATGGTACCAGGATTGAAGTAAGAGGTGTAACTGAAAAGGATTTAATCGAAAATGCCGAAGCGGTAGATAAGCTTGTCGCTTCAGGCACATTCACACGAAATGAGGTGAGGGAATTGTTTGGAGCAGAACGATCAGACAATCCAGAGTTGGACAAGTTTGTGATTACGAAAAACTATCAATCCGCAAGTGACGTTGAAGGAGGTGAGACAAAATAATGAGACGACGATTTAATTTTAAAAACCAGCAATACAACAAGCAACTAGAAAGCATTCCTCATAATTTCGCTGTAACACATGATAATGAAAAAGGGGAATCCGTCCTTACGATCTATGGTGACATTGGTGAATCATGGTGGTGGGAATCTACATCGGCGGTAGATGTTGATAATGCTTTAAAGGCAGCGGGCTCAAATGATATCGTAGTCAATCTAAATTCGCCTGGTGGTGATGCATTTGACGGAATTGCAATTTATAATCGTCTAAAAAATCATCCTGGAAAAGTAACAATTTATATTGATGGATGGGCATGTTCAGCAGCATCTGTTATTGCAATGGCAGGTGATGAAGTAATTATGGGTGCAGGTGCTATGTTGATGATTCACGAAGCATCTAATATTGTTTGGGGAAGTAAAAATGATTTTCGTAAACAAGCCGATTTACTCGAAAAATTAGAAGATGGCCTCATCGATATTTATATGCAAAAAGCAAATGTTAGCAGAGAAGACGTTCGTCAAAAGGTTGATGATGAAACATGGTTTAGTGCTAATGATGCAATGGAAATCGGGTTTGCTACTTCTACTGCAGCAAATTCTTCTACACCTATTAATTCAAACAAATTCAAAATTAATGATGAACAATTGCAACAAATTATCAACACTGTAACTAATAATTTAAAACAAAATAATGAACCATCAAACGAACCTATTGTTTCTGTGGTAGCAGCACAGCCGAGAAACAGAAGGTTTTTTTGATACTCAAATATAGGAGGATGACAAATGGTAATTAAATTAAATAATCACACAGAGACTTATGAAAAAGCACGTAATAATTATGCTACTGTAATCAAAAATGAGGAATCAACACCAGAGCAAATTGAATCTGCTTGGAATGAAATGCAAGAAGCACTAGTAGCTTCATTAACAAGTCAAATTTCTGCACAGGTTTCAAACGAAAGTGCAGATCGTAGTGTGTTAGTTGCGCGTGGTGCTAATGTTTTAACATCAACAGAAATGAAATTCTTTAATACAGTTGTGCAATCAGACGGATTCACTTCTGATGTAATCCTTCCAGAAACTACTGTTGACCGTATTTTCGAAGATTTAACAACTGACCACCCTTTATTAGCAGAAATTAACCTACAAAATGCAGGATTACTAACTCGTATTATTAAGTCAGATACGGAAGGCGCAGCTGTATGGGGTAAGGTATTTGGAGATATCAAGGGTCAATTGGATGCGAGCTTCAGTGAAGAAAATATCACTCAATCTAAATTAACTGCATTTGTTGTCTTACCTAAGGATTTAGAGAAATTTGGTCCAGCATGGGTTGAAGCTTATGTTCGCGCACAAATTGTAGAAACTTTCGCTGTTGCTTTAGAAAATGCGTTTATTAATGGTTTAGGACCTGTTAAGGACCAACCAATTGGTTTAGTTCGTGACTTAACAAAAGCAGTTGATCCAACAAACGGTCATGCTAAAAAAGATATTACTGATACGTTAACGTTTGCTAATTCTGCTACTACTGTAAAAGAGTTATCAGGTGTCATGAAAAATCTTTCTACAAAATCAAATGGAAAAGCAGTAAACGTATCTGGAAAAGTAGTTCTAGTAGTGAATCCTGTAGATGCATGGGACGTAAAAGCGCTTTATACATTCTTAAATGCAAATGGTGTTTATGTAACTGCGTTACCATTCAATCTTCGTATTGTTGAATCAATTTTCCAAACAGAGAAAGAGCTTTTAGCATTTGTTAATAATCGCTATGATGCATATACTGGTGGATCCGTACAAATTAACAAGTTTGATCAAACTTTGGCTTTAGAGGACTGCAATCTTTACACAGCTAAACAATTTGCTTTCGGTAAGGCGGATGATAACAAAGCAGCAGCTATTTATACTTTAAATGTAACTGAAACAGTACCTGCTGGATAAGGGCAATCTAATGGCTAAATTTAAAGTTCTAAAAACTTTTCGTGATGTTCATACAAACGAAATTTATAAAGTAGGTTCTGATATTGAAATGACGGTCAAAAGAGCTAATGAGGTTGAAAAAAACCTTGATAGCTCTTTTTTAGTTCGAATTCAAGAAATCTTAAAAAGCAAGGAGTGATAATAATGGAAATCACTCATGAAATCTTAGGGGAATTTAAAGACAGGATGCGTTTAGGTGACGATGAAGATACTAACTTATTGCGTATCCTTTCTGCGTCCCATAAGTCATTAATAAGATTATGTGGCTATTACAATATTGAATCTGATGAAGAATTTAAAGAACTTGTATTTGAACGTTCTAGATATGTATACAACGATGCGCTAGAATACTTTAATACAAATTTCTTAAGTCAGATAAACAGTCTAGCTTTAGACAAAGCGCTTGAATTAATAGAGTTAGAGGAGTGATACCTATTCAGCCATTTAAATATAATCCCAACTTTAACTCAGGTTCATTTAGACATAAAATTACCTTTCAAAAGGAAGCAGAATCAGGAATAGTGGATGAGTTGGACCAGAAAGAAGATATTTGGGAAAACGTTAAATCGGTTTGGTCAATGATTAAGACGATTAAAGGTTCTGAATATCTTTCTACTGGCACAACACAAGCAACTATTATTTCACGTTTTATTATTCGTTATACAGATGGTATTACCTCAGATATGAGGATTATGTATAACAATCGTCTTTTCGACATTATAGAACCTCCTATTAATGATGATGAGGCTTATGAAACGCTCACAATTTTAGCTAAGGAGCGTGTGTAAGATGGCTAGAATTACTATTTCAAATTTAACAGCAGAAATTACAAAAGAATTAGAACGATATTCAAATTTAGTAGAAGAAGAATTGGAAACTGCTAAGGATGAAGTCTCTAAAGAACTGGTTAAAGAATTAAAGGAAACTAGTCCAAAAAGAAAGAAAAATGGTGGTACTTACGCCAAAAGTTGGACACGAAAAAAGATAGGGAATCGATATGTAGTACATGTCAAAGCTCCGTATTATCGTCTTACTCATTTGCTGGAGAAAGGACACGCAAAAGTTAATGGTGGTCGTGTTCCTGCCAAAGTTCATATTCGTCCAGCTGAGGAAAAAGCAGTTAAAAAATTCACAGATCGTGTAGAAGAGGCGATTAAGTCATGAACTTAGTTGAATTAAAGAATATATTAAAAGCCACTGGGTTTCCGGTGGCTTATTATCATTTTGATACACCTCCAAAACCACCTTATATTTGTTATTTAGTTGATAGTTCTTCTAATTTTCATGCTGATAACGAAGTTTTTCACAAGATATCAAATGTAAATATTGAACTTTATACAAAGAAAAAAGATTTAGATTCTGAGAGAATTATAGAATCATTACTTGATGAAAATGATATCCCTTATGATTCTAGTGAAGTTTATATAGATTCCGAGAAATTATTTCAAAAATTTTACGAAGTGAGGTTGATTTAAATGGCTGAAAACAAAGTTGTATTTGGTCTTAAAAATGCGTATTACTCAATTGTTACAGAAACTGGAGGAACTGAAACTTATGATACACCAGCACGTTTACCTGGAGCTACAGCTTTAACGTTAGAACCTAAAGGTGAACAAACTTATTTTTTCGCAGATGATACGTTATATTACACAGCAAGTACGAACCAAGGTTATGATACAAAACTAACAGTATCTAATATTCCAGATGCTTTCAGAGAAGATGTTTTAGGTGAAGTTTTAGACGAAACCGACAAAACTCTTACAGAATTAAGCAATGCAAAACCAAAGAAAATTGCTTTCATGTTCGAATTCGATGGTGATGTTAAAGCGAACCGTCATGTCCTGTACAATTGCACAGTCACACGCCCAGGATTATCAAGTAATACAAAAACAACATCATCAGAACCTGGAACAACAGAATTATCTCTAGTTGCAGCTCCCCGTTTAAGTGATGGAAAAGTTAAAACATCAACTACGGCCGATACTCCTGCTGTTGTATATGATGCTTGGTATTCTGCAGTATACGAAAAATAAGGAGTGATAATCTATGGAAAAGACTATTCTAATCGATGGTAAGCAGATACGATTTAAAAGTACTGGAGCAACTCCTTTAAAATACAAGGCTCAATTCCAAAAAGACTTTTTTGTTGAAATTTTAAAATTGAATTCTTTGAAAAAACTTAATGCAGGACAGGATATTAAAGCTGAAGACATCGATCATGTAGATTTCGATGTCCTCTATAACATTATTTGGGTTATGGCTAAAACAGCAGACCAAACTATTCCCGAACCAATTGAGTGGTTAGACCAGTTTGATGAGTTCCCACTATTTGATATTGTTCCAAAGGTTCAAGAACTTCTAGGTTTCACTTTACAAACAAAAAAAAAGTGGGTTCCTCCGGCGAAGAACAAGAAATTTCAACAGAAACGTTCTTAGTACTATGTAATCGAGTCGGGTTAACGCAATCAGATTTAGAGAGTATGACAATTGGTATGTGTATTGATTTCATTGACGAATATGTTGAAATGAATAAGCCAGAAAATGAAAAAGTTCGTAAAGCCTCTCAGAGTGATTATGATAACTTTTAAAGTGAGGTGAGAAAATGGGTTCTCAACGTATAAAGGGAATAACAATTGAAATCGGTGGGGATACCGTAGGGTTGGAAAAAGCCCTAAGTGATGTTAATAAAAAAAGCATCGGTTTACAAAAAGAGTTAAAAGACGTAGAGAGATTATTAAAGTTTGATCCAGGTAATGTTGAAGCACTTGCTCAAAAACAAAGAATTCTAACTCAACAGATTGAATTGACATCAAATAAATTAAATCAATTAAAACAAGCGGAAGCTGAAGTACAGAAGCAGTTTGAAAAAGGTAAAATCTCGGAAGAACAATATAGATCGTTTAGGCGTGAGATTCATTTTACTGAAGCCTCATTAGGGAAATTAAGAACTTCTTTATCTAAAGTAAATGATAACTCTAGTATAAGAGACATTCATACCGATGCTGAACAAGCCGGAGAATCCATAAAAGGTTTAGGTGGAGAGATAGCTGGGGTAATTGGTGGTCTTGCTGCTGGAGGCGGAATTGCTGGAGTTCTTGAGAAAGCGTTAGAAACTTCTACTACTAATACTAAAATCGATATTTCTTTTAATGTTCCAGAAGAATCAAAGGCAATTGTTAAGAAAGCAATAAAGGATGTTCAAGCCTATGGAGTAGATGCGGAAGCAGCGCTTGAAGGTGTAAGACGCCAATGGGCATTAAATAAAGATGCTAGCGCTTCAGCAAATGCTGCAATCATTAAAAGTGCAGGTGCTATTTCCGAAGCTTTTGACGGGATTGATTTTACAGAATTAATTCAAGAATCACATGAAATGGCTAAAGAAATGGGGATGTCTCAAGAAGATGCATTAGGACTTACAAATGCGCTACTTAAAGTAGGATTTCCTCCAGATCAACTTGATACTATTGCAGAATATGGAGCACAACTTAAAAGAGCTGGTTACAATGCAGAAGAGATTCAAGCGATTATGGCAGCTGGGGTAGATTCCGGGACTTGGAATATCGATAATCTTCTTGATGGTTTAAAAGAAGGAAGAGTTCGATTAGCTCAATTTGGTCAATCTGTGCCAAAAGCAACTGCACAATTATTAGAGGGTACAAAAATATCTACAGATCAACTTCAAAAATGGGGTAAAGCTATCGCCGAAGGTGGAAAAGGCGGACAGTTAGCTATGCAAGAAGTTGGGCAAGCTCTTAGTAATGTTAAAGATAAAACTACGCAAAATGCACTTGGTGTTCAACTGTTTGGAACTATGTGGGAAGACCAAGGAAGTAACATTCTTGAAACGTTAGGTGGAATGAAAAGTAACCTTGCTACCGCAAAAGAAAATCAACAAGCTTTAAATGATACAACTAAACAAATGGATGAAAATCCACAAGTTAGATTAAACAAAGCCATTGCTGATATGAATACTGCTCTTGCCCCCTTATTAACTCAAGTGGCAGAATTCGTAGGAAAAATAGCTGATTGGGCAGCACAAAATCCTACTTTAGCGGCAACTATTACAGCAATTGTTACCGTATTAGGAATTTTAATCGGATTAGCTTTGGCCTTAACACCTGTAATTTTGGCAGTTACCGGAGCTTTTGCGGCAGCTGAAATTGCATTATTGCCGATTATTTTAACGGTTATGGCTGTTGTAGCAGCAATTGCTGCAGTAATAGCTATTGGAGTTTTGTTATATAAAAACTGGGACACCATTAAAGAAAAAGTTGGGAACCTAATAAACCACTTAGGACCTTTCAAAGGTCTACTATTGGGTTTAACTGGGCCGATTGGTATGGTCATTGGTGCAGGAGTTAGTTTATATAAAAACTGGGATAAAATTATGGATTCAGCAAGGAAGTTGAAAAATACAGTTGCAAACTTGTTTAAAGGAATTAAATGGGAGCTACCGAAATTAAAACTCCCTCATTTTAGTATAAGTGGAAAACTAGATCTTAATCCTAAAGGCGGAATTAGTGTCCCTAAAATAAATGTAGATTGGTATAAAAACGGTGGTCTTTTTCCAGCAAATTCACCTAGATTAATAGGTATTGGTGACCATCCGACAGCACAGGAAGCAGCTTTACCTTTAACTAAGGATGTATTTCGTTCAATTGCAAGTGGAATTAGTGAATTTATTAATGTTGGCGGAAATCAGGGGATTGTCATACAAAATATGACAGTAAGATCTGATGATGACATTAAAAAGCTTGCTAGAGAGTTATTTATCTTAGAGAAGCGTGATGCTCGTTCAAAAGGGGTTGTGAGACGGTGATTTATCTTGACGACATCCCAATTAGTCAATGGGGATTACAAATTCAAAAAGAACATACTCATCCATCTACGCCAGAATTAAGAACTAAAACAATGACTATCCCCGGAATGCCTGGAGAATGGGATTTTGGGTCAGAGTTTGGCTCACGTCCATTTTCATTTCCTTTAGGATTTATTGAATATGATATTTACGAAAAACAGCGACGATTAAATGAATTCGTTGCTTTTTTATTTGATCCTTATGGTCTACCTAAAGAAAAAAAATTAACGTTTGATTATGAGATGGATAAGCATTACCTTGTAAAAGTCTCTAATCAAATTGATCCACAAAGAACCATAGGGTTCAATTTCTTTATTTTAGAATTCAAAGCGAATAAACCATATAAAAAATTTAAGCTTCAATCCGATGAAATCGTATGGGATTCTGATATTCCAATCCTTTCAGATATCTCATGGTTAACAGATGGATCTGAAAGATTAATAAACAGTGAACAAACAATTGAAGTCGTTAATAATGGCAGCATTGCAATTAGATACTCATTTAATATGAGTGGTTCTGGCAATAATGTAAATTTATCAGCAAACGGAGTAGTAATGAATTTTGGAACATTTTCAAATTCGACGTTTGATGTTGATGGAGAAAGATACACCATTTTTGTGAATAGTGTAGAGGATTTAGTCACTCCTTATTTTATTGATTTATTACCAGGAGTAAATCAAATACAAATTAATGGTTCAAATTTAAATCTAACATTAAAAGAAAAATTAGTTTATCAATACTTATAGGAGGAGGTAGTACTTATGCCAGACATCCCAATACCATTAATACCGGGTTCTGCTTCCCTAAGACAAACTTTTCCGTTGCTTAATCAATCGATTACTAAGGTTAATAATTTTCAAGACCAATTAAATACTATTGTAATTGATGGAGATTCTTCAGTAGAGGCAGCGCAGGCCAGGGTAGATGAAGACGGAAATATCTACACTACTTTGAAAGAAAGATTAGACGAACAATCTACACGAGTTAATGAAAAACTAACTAATTTAGACGAATTAGTTAGTTCTGCTGATTTAACAGGGTTTGTAGATTTTGTGATCAGCGTTAAATCTCTAGGCGCTAAAGGAGACGGCGTGACGGATGATACAACAGCCATCCGAAACGCTTTTTATTATGCAAAAACAAATGGTAGTGTAAAGTTGTACTTTCCAAAAGGGACTTATTTAATTAGTAATTACATTCAAGTTTATAAAAATACGAACGTAGAGTTTCATCCGAAAGCGATCGTGAAACGAATCGGAAGCTATTTTAAAATGTTTGCTAATGGACCTATTGGAGATGCAAGTTATGTAAGTAGTGGGTATAACGGAGACGGAAACATCCATTTCAATGGTGGAACTTTTGATTTAAATTGCCAAGAAGGAACTTTGTATCCCTTAGCTACTACACAAACTATTTCATTTTTTGACTTAGGTCATGCCGAGAACATTACATTCACTGAGATAACTGTTGAAAACGGTCAGATTGGACATTATTTTCAGATATCTTCATGTAAAAATATACGATTTAAAAGATGTGTGTTAGGTGATGTAAATTATACTGATACTTCATCGACTAATTTTGAGTTGATTCAGATTGAGGTAGCTACAGCTAGTTCATTCCCAAGTTTTGGCTCATACGATTTGACTATTTCTAGAGATATTTATATTGAAGAGTGTGTCTTTAAAAATGTCATACGTGCAGTTGGTACACATTCAGATGCTCAGTATGGAACAGCAGATACTATCTTTTGTGAAAATATAAATATTACCAATAATATTTTTGATACATCATTCGATAATATGTTGAATCTAACTGGAGAAAAGTATGCAACAGTTGAGAACAACATTATTATGAATGCTGGAGGTTACGGAATAAGTCTATATAAAACGGAAGATAGCTCTATTAAAGGAAATACAGTTCTAAATTCACAAAAATCAGGACTGATGTTAGATACATCACATAACAATAAATTCAGTAAAAACATATATAAAGAAGTTGGACTATCAACTTCAGCCAATTATGCAGCTAATCGAATTATCGCATCGAATAATAACACGTTTGACGATGATACAGTCACAGCAATTACACCAAAATATAACAACGCTTGGTATTCAAGCGGTGGAAGTGTAGGGAATAAAATTGTTTCACATAACTACAAAAAAGGAACAACAGCTTTGATTAGTGGTAGTGATACAACAGAGATTGATAACATCAAAATAGGAGCGGGTCAATCGGTACTATTTGACGGAGATTTAGCGACAAATGGAGCAAGCGCTACATTATCACAAGACATTAAAAACTTTAGTTTAATTATAGTTATGGCTAATGATAATTCTAGCGCAACAGCTTCAATGGTTATGACTACGATAGCTAAATTGGCAATCATAACAGGAACAACAAGTCGTTTTAGAATCGTATGTGATGACAGTTCTGCTGCTGATAAGATTGATTTTAGTTTCCCTACAACTACAAGTATTCAAGCTGATGCAATTTCAGGTACAAGTCATATTAGAAAAGTAATAGGAATTGTTTAATATCCAGAGGTGATTAAGTAATGATTAAAATTCTAAATAAATCCTTAAAAGCCATTGCTCTCCTTGAAAATGCTTATGATATTAGTTATGAAAAGACATATAACCAATTATGGACAGCTTCATTTACTTTACCTTTCGATGATCCAAAACAGAAACATTGTGAATCGTTAAATTTTGTTGAGGTTGAAGATGATAAGTATATTGGTTTATTTAGAATTATTCCTTCTCTGACACAAAAAAACGAATCAAATAACAGTGTTACTTATCAAATGGAACATGTATTAGCAACACTGTTAGACGATGTGCTTTTTCAATACAACCAATTAAGTGGATATACAACTAAACAAGCATTAGTTCAACTTATGAATAATCAAACAACTAAGCATTGGCAAATAGGTCAAGTCGACTTCGCTAGAGGTTTTGATTACTCGTGGGAGAATGAGAATTTATTATCTGCTATATTTTCAATCCCTACACCTTTCGATGTGCCCTACCAATGGACATGGGATACAACTTATTATCCATGGACATTAAATTTAGTTGAACCTGATTCGGTTGCAACTTGTGAAATAAGGCAAGGTAAGAACTTAAAAGGTATAGAAATTGAAGAAGATCCAACAGTCATATTCAATCGTATATATGGCCTTGGGAATGGTGAAGGGGTAAATCAACTTACGTTTACGAAAATAAACAATGGTTTACCTTATGTTGAGGATGCAGCATCAATTGCTAAGTATGGTTTAAGGTCCTATATATTTGTTGATAAGAGATTTGAAGATGCTGAATCATTATTAGCTACATGTAACGGTCTACTTGAATCGTGGAAACTTCCTAAGTTAACTATTCGTGGTTCTGCAGCAGATATTTCTAAAATTACAGGTAGTCGTATTGATGAGTTAAGTGTGGGGAAAATTGTCCGATTAGTTCATTCGGATTTAGGCGTTATTGAACAGAGGATATTGAAAGAATCCAAAAATGATATAACAGGAAAACCTGGTGATATACAGTTAGAAATAGCTAACTTAACAGATGATATCGCAACAACAACAACGGATTTGGAAAGAAGACAACAAATCAACGAACTGTACTCACAAGGAGCTACAAATATCGATTCTCATAATTATACGGATAATTGCGATCAAGACAATCCTGCAGTTATCCGTTTTTATTTGCCTGACGATTTAGTGAATGTGAATGAACTAATGTTGTATTATGAAACGGAAGCATTTAGAACATACGGACGAGCAACTAAAGGTGGTGGCGCAACAGCACAAACTAGCTCATCTGGAGGTGGCGCTACAGTTACAAGTTCTAGTGGTGGTGGTTCGACTGAAACAACAAGTACGAAAACATTTATTCAATTAAATGTAATATCTGGTGTTCCGCAAAATGTAGTCGGAACTGATAACTACGGTAATCACTTACATGAAGTACAGATACCAGGTAGTCCATTTACACACGATCATAATGTCACAATACCAAATCATACTCATTCAGTAACCACGCCAAATCATACACATTCTATTACACTACCAAATCATACTCATGATATTGAACATGGTATTTATAAATTGACTGAGTTGCCAACTGCAGTAGTGATAAAAGTAGATGGAAATACAGTTCCCATTACGTCTACAAGTGGTTCAGAAATTGATATAATCCCATATCTTTCAAAAGACAGTGAAGGGAAAATAGAAAGAGCTAAGTGGCACGAGGTGACTATTACTCCAAATGATTTAGGCAGGATTAACGCTAACATTATCTCTAGATTATTCATACAAAGTAGAGTAGGAGGCACTTATTGATGAAACTAAAAGTCATTACACATAGCGGAATGTCTATTGAAATAGAAGTTGAATCGTATGATCCAATTGTTTTAAATGAACAGTTAAATGATCGAGATATTTCCACTGTATTAATTGGTGATGTCATTATTTCACGTATTGACATTAAGTTTATTTCACCAGTAGAAACACCTAGCGAATAGGTGTATTTTTTATGTCTAAAAAGGAGTTGAGTCGAGTGGAACCAAACGAAAAACTAGCTGAAAAATTAGATGATATCAAAGATAGACTCATCGTAATTGAAACGAAAATGACTATGATCAATGGTGTTGAGAAAGATTCAACTGAAGCATTACAAAGTACAAGGAGTGCTCACAAACGTTTAGATTCCATTGAAGGTAATATTACTTGGCTATGGCGAACAGTTGTTGGCGGTTTAATATTGGCCACAATTACATTTTTACTAAATTATAAATAAGGAGTGTTACAAATGAATGTAAGTAAAACAGCAATTATGCCCATTGTGACTGTTATCTGTATGGCTATTGGAGTGATTTTAGGTCATCCAATTGGACAAGACACTATTGAAATGATTTCTACTGTTGCAGCGACCGCTTTCACTGCTGGCTATGCTATATGGGGCATCATTAAAAATCATAAAAAAGAAGAAAAAAATTAAGCCATCCATTTGGGTGGCTTTTATTTATATCATAAAAAGGGAGACGATTGTATGACAGATGTAACAAAAACTTGTAGAGATATTAATGAGCTTTTACCAGCTGCACAAAATGCAGTTAAATTATTTCTTGAAGAATGTAAAAAAACAGGTTTAGATATTTTTATTACAGAAACATATCGTTCACAAGAAAGACAAGATTATCTTTATTCATATGGCAGAACAAGAGAAGGACAGAAAGTTACTTGGACAAGATCTAGTAATCATACTGGTCGTTTAGCGTGGGATATCGCTGTAAATAAACCGAAAGATTTATATGATTCTTCTACATTGAAGAAAGCAGGTGAAATTGCGGGGAATTTAGGCATTACATGGGGTGGTACTTGGAAACAACCTGATAATCCGCACTTTGAAGTGAAGAAAGATTGGGTAGCACCTAAAATCTCTAAACCTGATACTGCTATTAAAGCCGAAATCATCGAAAAGGATATTGTTCCTTATCCTAACAAACCTTTAAAAGTAGGAAGCCAAGGTAAAGACGTAGAGCGTATTCAACGTGCAGTAAAGGTAGATGTTGATGGCAAGTTTGGTCCTAAAACTGAAAAAGCAGTGAAAGAGTATCAAAAACGAAAAGGTCTCACTGTAGATGGGATTGTGGGTCAACAAACTTGGTCTAAATTATTTTAAGTAAATGATGGAGGTTTTTTCTGATGTTAAAACCATTTAGTATAAAACTCGATCTGGTGGATAAGACTTCGAATCCACCTTTTTGGGTTGACCAAAATGATTTAAATACAATTGAGTTAAATATTGCAATTACTAAAAATAAGCAACCAATTGATATCACAGGACTTACTTTTCGTATCGTCATTAAAAAGCCAAGTAGACAAACTGTCATTCAAGATTGCGAAATCGTTGATGCCCTATCTGGCAAAGTTAAAGTATTGTTAGATACACAAGCCTACAATGAATCGGGATCACATCAAGCGCAGGTTTATTTATATAAAAATGTAGATGATGCAGTAAAAGAAGTAGCAGCTACAGAAAAGTTTTCATTCCTGTCTGACAAAGCGATATTAAATAATCAAACTGTAGAATCAAGCAATGAATGGCAATCAATAAACGATGCTTTAATTCAAATTGATGATACTTTTGTCCAATTGGATGACAAAATTCAAGAAATTCAAAATGCAGATGTTTATACAAAAGGTCAAACAGACACAAAATTCAATTCTGTTAATAACCTCTTGGCGGATATAGCGTCACAAAATAATTATTCGGTTATCCCTACTTACACAAACGGTCAGTTAACAAAAGTAGAAGAAAAGGACAGTTCAATTGTAAAAGTATCTTCTACTATTACTTATAACCCAGACGGAACAGTAGACACCGTAACTGAAGTTCTTAACGGAAAAACAGTAGTTTCTAAATTAAATTATATAAACGGTGAGTTTTCAACTGTGACAAGGACGGTGTTATAAGATGGGATTCAATATTACTCAAATAATAAATAAATTCGTACCAACAAAACGTGTAGATGATGATTTAAGAGAAAATCCACTAGGAACTAAAGTTGGTCAAGAAGTTGTTTCCGTTTCAGAAACATTTTGGGCGAGAATGGCAAGAGAAGGCAGACAACCAAAAGGTGTTTTTGCGAACAATGTTACTTTGCCAAATACAGGGGCTTTTACTTCTATTGCGTTTAATCCTACTGTCGATTGTGCATTTTATCCTAAACATTTATCTGTTTCGTCTAATGTTGACGCAGAATTAATTATTCAGTTAAATACTAACATCCCACAAGTTGTTGCAATGTATCCTATTCGTGTTTTTGTAAAGGCGGGAACACCTATTATAATCGAATGCGATGGAGAAATGGTTATTGATTCAAATGGGACAATTGTTGTTGGAGCTATCAATAACGGGGCATCAGCCGGAGTGTTATACGGTGCAATTTTCGGATATGAGGTGAATATTAATGCGTAGTGGTGGGGTTTATTTAGCATTAGGTGATTCAATCACTTATGGTTCAACGTTAGCAACAACGACACCATACGGAACTTATGCAGCAAAAATAAGAAAATCAATTGCAGATAATTATGGTGATTGTCGTTTGATTAATAAAGGTATTTCCGGTTGGAAGTCTGGTGATTTCCTTACTGCACCTCATTATTGGTCAAGAATTGAAGCTGATTTAGTAACTATTCATATCGGTACAAATGATTGTTCCAATAGCGTTCCTGTAGCTACTTTTCAAAGTAATTTAGATACAGTTGTAAAAATGCTCAAAAAACGTAATCCAAACGTTGAAATTATACTATGTTCAATCAGTAGACGTGCAGATGCATTTGCAAATAGTTTAGATCCATTTAGAACAGCAGTTGCAACAGTAGCGACTAACAATAATACTCTTTTGTGTTACTTTGAAAATGCGTGGACACAAGGAAATACAGCAACTTATACTGCTGTTGATCTACTCCACCCTAATACAACAGGTCATCAAGCTCTTCATGATGTTTTATTCCCTATCGTGCAACAAACGAAATTCGTCCAAAAATTAGGGAAGTAGTACGACACACTTGGAAGAGTTAGTGTCATAAGATATAAAGGCGCGTCTAAGCGAATAAAGGCTAAAAATGATATACTAAATATATAACGGTGGCGGAATAGGTAGACGCGATTACCATAATGGAATGTGTGCCGTAGTAGCGAGGCCTACGGTTAAATGAGGTGTAAAAGAGGAACTAACAGCATATATAGGGTGCAAATCCTTGTCCGTTATATTAACCCCTTTTTAATTTTATTATTAAAAAGGGGAATTCTTATTACTGATACATCATCTTTTGATATTCAATTTTTGCAGCAGTATGAATTTTTATTATTTCATCCACAATAGGTTGAACGAGATACTCTTCTCCATTAAATCTAATAGATCCTTTGGATGTATCTAAATGTCTAAAATGATCTCCTTGTTCCAAGCCTTGGATCATATTAGTTGGACCAATTAATTTGTCAGCAAAATTATGACGGACTGATGTTTTGTTCCATTTTTCGATTCTTTCATCAAAATGCTCAAAATGATTTCTCATATCTCTAATTTTTATAACTGAACCTTCTGATACACCTAATGATTCTCTTAAAGGTTTTCTTGAGATAGAAATTTGATTTTTTGTTCCAAACAATAACTTCGAGATATTTGCTGTAGAAGTTAGGAAACTCTGTATGTAGAACCAAACTTCATTAGAATCAAACGATGCTAATGGTGGCTTCATTAGTTTGTTTATTGATTCTATTGAATGTAGTGCAAATTCACATTGATTTTTTATCTCCATTTGAAATAAATTGATTAATCTAGAATCCATTTTTTCACCTCCAGTCTACAAAATATTGTAACACTTTAAACGACATAAACAATAAAAATCCCTGTTACCGATTGGTAGCAGGGCTATTTTTTATGCCATAAATTAACAATCTCGATTAAGAATAGATTTGTGAAAGTGATAAATAATAGGGATTGGGAGGTGAAATAGGAGGTGTTAATATGAATTTAGATGATGTATTAACCTCTATAATGATAATATATTTTACTCTAAAAATTCTTAGAAGAAAATAGGGTAAGATGGTAATAGACTATTGAGTAACTCTCTGTTATGGAAATACTTTTGCCTCCCAATCACTCAATAGTCTATTACAAATCTCCATTCGATTAAATAAAATATATATTTGCTTATTTTATTTATAACCTTATTATTGTTTAATAACACATTGTTAATACATTTTTTGTATTACAAATCCAAACATTATTTGTATGTTCTAACGAAACACTTTGTTCATGATTTTTTGAATCATATTATGAAGTTAATTTATGTTTATTTTACTTTTTATCTTCAGCACGCTTATAGCCAACTATTTGATACAAATAAAAAAGACATCTCCCGCGACCGGGTAGATGTCTGTCGAATGAACCTTGAGTAGTTTATTATATGCAGTTATTATTTTTCTGGAACACTTAAAGCCGTCTCCTTCACACCTCCATTTTAAAGCAAAGTGTTATATTTGTCTTTATATGGTAAAAATAGATGTATTCGATTAAAGCAGGGTAAAAAAGTTCTAAGAGGGAACGAAATAAAATGAATCGTAAAATAAAAATAAGTGGCTTTCAATTACTTTGTATGATTTTTATGTTTGAGTTAGGTGGGCAAATACCAATTGAGGTCTATAAAAGAGCTAAGCAGGATACTTGGATCAGTCTAATTCTGGGACTTGTTATTGGTTGTCTGTTATTTTATGTACTTATTAAGTTAAATTCATTTTTTCCAGAAATATCATTTTTAAAATATATACAACTGATTTTAGGGAAATACCTAGGTAAAGTAATGGCATTAATTTATATCATTTATTTTATTTATTATGCTGCATTACTTCTACGTAATTGCGAAGATTTATTAGTAATAACTTTATATAACAATTCATCACTTATTTCTATAGGAATATTAATGATGTTCTTAATCATGTACGCCCTTTATAAAGGACTAGAAACATTTGCACGTGCAAATGAATTTATGTTTTTTGTTTCAATGTTTCTTATTATACTTTTTTTTGGATTTGAGCTTATTTCTAAAATAATTAATCTTAATAATTTAAGACCTGTTTTAGAAAATGGATGGAAACCTGTACTAAAAGCAACTCCAATAATGGCTTCAAGCCCATTTGGAGAAATATTTGTATTTACAATGATTTTGCCGAATCTAAACAATCAAAATAAAGCAATGAAGGTAGGAATTTCATCGCTATTGGTGTTTGGATTCATAGGAATTATACTTTCAATATTAAATATTGCAATATTAGGCGTTTCAGAAATAGAAAGATCCATATATCCATTTTTAACTGCTGTTGGTTATATTAATATTGCAGATTTCATTCAAAGGTTGGATACTTTTCTAATAGGTATTACTATATATCATTTCTTCTTGAAAATTACAGTTTATTTATATTGTGCTGTTTCAGGATCTGCAGAGTTATTTGATGTGAAGAAGAGTAGTGATTTAATCTATCCTATTGCAATAATAGTATTAGTTTGTTCATTATGGTTAGCACCGAACTATTTAGAGCAGCGTATAAAGGTCTCAGAAATAGTACCCTACTTATTACAGATACCACTTCAAATAATAATTCCTGTTATTTTAATTATAATAGTTTTAATACAAAAGAAGCTTAGGGGTAAAAAGTTGGATATGTAAAAGTGTATGATTTGAATCATTCATACCATTTATATTCGTTTAAATAATGATAAGATATGTTTGTAGATGTCTCAATTTACTAGTATATACCTTTTAGCCCTAAAGTTTCTTAACATATACTTTAGGGCTCTTTTTTATCCCCAGGAATACTAATAGCCGATTGCTTAACACCAGTTTTATTCATCTAATTTATTAACATTCGCCAACATTAAAACTAAAATTAATGTTACACCTATAGGTATTAACCATACTAAAATTTCCATTTTGTTCATTTTGTTCACCAAGACAATATCATACACATATTAAAACTTTTTATACTTTTCTCCAGGCACACTTAAAGCTGTTTCCTTCACAATACCATTCTCAATCCTCAATGCAATCGTCCCAATCCACCTATCCATATTAGGCACCATTTCAGCACCTTCTAACTTACATGAAAAATATCTTATATGAACGGAACCCTTTGTATCCTTGCTGAACACTGGGCAAGCGAGAAGATTTCCAAGTCGTTTCAATGCAGTTTCTTTTTCCATTCCGACTATTTCTTTTTTGATGATTGATTCATAGTAGTTTTTTAGTGGGAACATAATTTACTCTCCAAAATTTATTTCTTCTCTTTAACCTCATATTTCGCTTCAATGAAATTCACTATCTTTCCAGTGTTAGGATCATCATTATCAAATTGTATAGCAGCTACTGTATGGACACCAGGTTTTAGTGTTTGTTCTGATAGCTCTACAGAAGATTGAGTAAGTTCCCCATATTGATCAGTACTATTATAGAATTGATCAATATACACAAACGTTTGCTTATCACCCTGGAACTTTTCAAAATCAGCTCCTATTTGAATCAATAAATCATCATTACTTGCAAATAAAACAGGAACATTGCCATTTTCTGAATTACCAGATGGCGTACTTAATGTAAGTTTAGCTGTTCCAGTTTGAACTGCATTTGTTGGAAAAGGATATTTACTCTTTCAGTGAGCTATTCTTCAAAGTACCATATAGACTCCATTTTCATATTTAATTCTTTAGCGATATAGTAAGCAGTTTTGTATGTTGGAGTAGATTGATTACTTATTAGAAAACTCATAGTAGAGTTGCTGATCTTAACCTTCTTTGCAATATATGAGTATTTAATTCCTCGTTCATCTAATATCTCTTTTAATTTAGAAACTATCATGTTTACCACCTCATTTATTTAATTCAATAAAAAAATATTAAAATCCTTTTTAGGTGGACACGCAATATTACTTAGGTAGGCGAATATCATTTATTAACAAGAGTGGTTAGGTAGTTAGTTAAGCATCTCTATCATCGTTACTTAAGTAGCAGCTTCAAATCTAATTGAGTAACTACTTGATTTTCTACCTAACCATCAATACCTAGGTATTAAGAGGTTTACTTCAGTATTATCAACATTTCTAAAGAATGTTATTAGTAAGGAGGAGGAAAGAGTGGGAGAAGAAAAAAATAAGGTAAACCTGAGTGTGCCCCAAAGGCTGAAAAATTATGCAAAAAAATATTATGAAAAATTAAAAGAAAATGAAGTAAAACAATTATTTAAAGCAAAAGTTATAGAATGTTTTGAATTAGGGGATATGTACAGAAAATATGGTGATGTCCCAATATATCCTCAAATAGTCAGAATAGGATTATTGGAAAATGGAATTGAAGCTGTCTTAAATTTACCAAGAGGGTTTAAGCCGGGTGACTTGGAAGAGAAGTCCTATGTATTTGAGCAAGAATTTGGTCAAAACATTGAATTAAAAAAAGTGAGTTCGAAAACTTTTGTACTATATGTTTTTATGAACAATCCATTAAAAGAAAAATATGATTATCAATTGATGAATTTTAAATACAATTTACCTATATACGTAGGGAAGGATTCAAGAGGGAAAACAATTTCATATGACATGGTGGAAGAACCGCATTTATTAATTGCTGGTGAAACAGGAAGTGGAAAAAGCGTAATCCTTAGATCGATATTAACCACATTGATTTTCAATAAAACGCCTGAAGAATTAAAACTATATCTATTTGATTTGAAAAAGTCTGAGTTTTTTCTGTTCAAACAATTACCTCATGTCGTTGAAAATACGTACGATAGAGAAAAAATGAAGAAAAGATTTAGTGAAATTTTAAATGAATTAAGTGATCGAGGGGATTTATTAGAGCTACATGAAGTACCACATATTGATGAATTACCTAAAGAAGTGAAGCCACCGTATATCATGATTTTTATTGATGAGTTTTCCCTAATAAATGATGTCAAAACGATTGTTGATTCGATTGAAGATATTACTGCAATTGGTCGCGCTCTTGGTGTTTTTATGGTATTAAGTACTCAAAGACCCGATGCAAAAATATTAGGTGGGAGAATAAAGGCTTTATTAACTGTTCGTATCGGTGGTAGGCAACAAGATGCAGTAAATAGCAAAATCGTGATCGATTGTGGAGGATGCGAAAAGTTAACATCTCCTGGGCACATGAAGATGAAGTCAATACTAGGTCTAATCGATGTAAAGGTTCCATTACTTGATTATAAAGTAGCAAAAGAAATGTTAAATCCATTAAGAGTTGAAAAAGTAATTGAAGAGGTATTAGAGGAGAAAGAAAAAATTAAACCAGCTAATAGAAAGAAATCAACTAAGAAAGGGAAAGAGAAAAAACCTATCGTTTGGGGTGTTTTAGGTGAGCAAAAGAGATAAACAAATCATTTCAATCATCAATAAATTTAAATGTTTGGATAGGGATGATGTAATCAAGTTATTTTTTTTAAGTAAGAAAAATCCTATATCGAATTGCAATACCGTCCTAAGAAGACTAACGGATCGTGGTTATATTAAACAGTCCAAAAGACAAATTCCAGCATTATATTTTTCCACAGAAAAACCAATCAAAGAGACCTCTCAAAAAATCCCACATTTCAGAGAACTATTTAAAGTCTATATCACACTAAAACATTATTTAGGAACATTTGAAGTAGAGCCTAAATTAGGTCCGCAAGGTGTTGTAGAGCCAGATGCTTTCATGATATTTAATAAAACTCCATTCTTCGTCGAAGTCCAATTGACATTCTATAACAAAAAACTTATCACCGAAAAGATAAAAAGATATGAGTCATATTTCCATTCAAATGAGTGGGTCAGTTTTCCTTGGCAGAAGAAAGAAAGTTCACCTTTTTTCCCTTATATTGTAATTTTTACAGATAAAGAATATGAAATCGATTCTTTTTTGCAGGTAATTCAATTTAAGTCTGCTAGCGAATTGCTTATAAATTCAAATCAAGAGGTGACGAATAATGTTAGCACGCCTAGCGTTTAAATTGGCCACAAGAAAAGGCGGTAAAACAATGATTAAGATGTTGGAAGCAGACCCAGCCAATCCATTGAATCTTGATACGTATGATTTGCTAATTGCTGCAGGTAAAGGAGTAGTTCATATTGCGAAGGAGGTTATATTTTGAAAGAGAAAATGGCGAAATTCCTATTCAGTAGAATTGAAACAAAAATCTCACAAATTGATGGTTTAAGTTCTTATGAAGATTTAACTATGATCACAGATGATATCGGAGAATATCTGGATGCATTAAAGGAAATCATTTTTGAGGTTATTAAACCTTAGGGGGTTCATTATGATTAAGTCAATTATTATTGGAGGATACATCTGTCATAAAATTTGGTGGAAACGTGCTAACAAACAACGAGTTCATGGCAAATTAATGTTTGAAAATGGGGAGCTAATCATTAAAAAGTTAACAAGAGTGAAAAGACCACGTGAAATTAAGGTATTTGTCTTTGGAAAGGGAGGGTCTTAACTAATGGGTATATTTAGTTCAATTGCTAAAGGTGCCGTTAAAAGTATAAATCGTAATGGTATCCGACAAATGTATTATGACAATTTGTGGGATACACAGTTATTAAGAGGGTCAGAACATTTAAAAATTCTTTTAAAAGATGCAATTAAATATAAGAAGGAGGAAAATGCTCAATTGATTTTAAACCATATGAAACAATACAAAGTAGGTGATATTGATTCATACCGAATAGTTATTAAGATGGCCAAAAAAGCTTTTAAACATCTAGATTTCACTGACTTATTTTAAGGAGTGATCAAATGAATTTTAGTTATGAGTTAGACACAAAGACTAATACCGTTTTAGGTAAATATGGTCTATATATAGTTGAAGCTAAAATAAATTTCAAACCAATGCATGACGGTATTGCTAATGGTCGTGTTTATGTTTTAAGTGTCTTTAGTGGTGAATCCAGAATAATTCATTATGATTGCGAATGGAAAAAAGGAAATAATTATATTAATTTAATTCAAAGAATTGTAACAGAGTTAGAAAAAATTCAACCAAGTAAAATACAAAGATTAAAGAAACTTGTAACAGTTTGGAAATAACAATAGATTAATATATTCCAAGTTCATTTAGATCCTCTTTTTTGAAACTAATTGGGCTTGGATTTTTCTGAGAAGCAATAGTTAAAATATAAGAGTAGTTTACTGGAGCAATAGGTTTATCACATTCTAATTGTTGCAATTGGTTATATGCAATTTTATAAGCTAGTTTTAACTGTTGCTCATTTGTTAATTGTTTACCAGATTTAATGTACTGTTTAATTTGATCTATAGTAATAAATCCAACTTTTTGCATAGTTTCTTGGTCCTCAATAACCTTTAATTTTTTAGCAGCTAACCATACTCGTCCATATAAGTCTTTAACTAGGGATCCTAAGAAAGCTTGAAAGTGTTGAAGATTTCTAGGAACAAATTTAATATACGGAATACGTTTAACATTTAAATGATTATTATAATTATTTTGTTTTAAGAAGGTATTGTTTTCTTGGTGTGACATTTCTGCAACCTCTTGTGTGACATCTTCACTATTTATCGCTTGGATTACTATTGCATTACTAGTTTGCATCATATCTTTATTTCGTTTCATTTCATATTGTTTAATGATTCCTAATTTTTCTAGTTGGTGACAAACTCTAATGACTGTACGTCTACTAATCTCTAATTTATCGGCAATAGTATTTTTACTTAGAAATGAAACACCTAAATACTTCGTAGAATAGCGTTGAAGTAATTCTAATACCTTTATAGCCGACTTTGATAGATCACACTTAAATTGGTCTTTGTACGCTCTTACAGTTTGGTTTAACTCACTAACTTCTTTAAACGTACGTAAATTAAAATAAGTTTCTTCACTTGCGATAATTTGAATTCCCTGCTTCACAGTTTTGTCTCCTTTTGGATACAAAAAAACAACGATTTGCCAGATGTAAGCAAACCATTGCTAAGAAGCACCTATTTGTATTAGAATACAAATAAAGGTACAGCAAGTGTTTGCCTATCGTGAGTAGGCTGACGGTATAAGTAGTGCTACCAACACTCTTATACGCGCTGTGCTTTTTTGTTTTTATTGGTGGTCTTACGTCTATGTAAGTGT